CTCCTTGGTTTGGCCCGACTCCTTATCGTCAATGTGCATCAGGCCGAGCGCCATCAGGTCATTTTCCTCCTGCGTCGGCGTCGGCGGCAGCTGTTGGACCTTTGCGGTTGCGACGTTTGCCTCGCGCAACGCCGCCGTCCGTTTCTCGTGCTCCGCTTTTTGCGGTTCGTCTGCCATCTTTAGCTCCTTTCGTGACGAGCCGGCCAACAAGAGCGTCAGCCGGCTTATGCCAATCAAAACGGCGTGGGGTTACCAAGTGACACCGGTCACCCAGCCGACCAGCCCGGCGCGCCGCATGATCCAGTTCATCGGCAGGATCATTCTCAGAGCGATGCTGTCCGTTTGAAACATCGAGCGCGTCGGCGCCGCAACCGTAGGCGGCGAACCCGGCGTGCCGATCGCCAGCGGCGTCGTATCCTCCATGTGCAAGGTTGCCTGGTCTGAGAGCTCGAACCGGGCATCATCGCCGGTGAGGCTCGCATAATCCGCAGCATCGACGATGATGACCATCCCAACCGGCACGGTCATCGACTGGATGACCGGATAGCCATTCAGTCGGCCCGCCTCGATCTCGGCCTTGAACGGAAAGACGCCCACTGCCGCCGCCGCCGAAGTCAAAGAAATCGATAGCGCTTGCTGCGGATTCATGATCCACACCGGCGCGCGCAGCGAGTTCGACGCAATCAGCACATTCAGCAATTGCTTGAGGTCGCCGACCAGAGCGGTGAACCCGCCGCCCGCTGTCGGGGTCAGCCCGGTGACGCCGTTGCGCAGCCCGGCCGGCCGCACCGATGTCGCCGGATTGTTATCCAGCAGGATCGTATCGACGGCGACCGAGGTGTCGCGGCCCATGCGGTCACGCAGTTGCGTGTCGATGTTGGGCTGAGAATGCTCGAACAGTTCCCGCGTGAAGGAGCTGATCACCGCCATTTTCTTCAGGCCGATGGTGATCGGCGTGAACGCCTCTTGCCGCACCGGGATTGGCGCACCCTCGGCGACAAACGAACCCGCTACCGTTGGCGTTGCACTTTCGACCGGGATCGAGATTTGCCCGTATCGGCCGAGCGTATAGCGCACGCCGGCAGCAGAGAGCGGCATGTAAACCGAGGCAGCGAACAGATACGAGATCAGGTCTGCGTACTGCGTCTGCACCAGTTCGGCCGCCCAGCCGGTGGTCGTCGTCGTCGCCGGCGCCGTCGCCGACCGCTGCACCCAATCGAGACAGGTGCGGACGCCGACATTATCGCTCCACCCATATTCGGCGAGGACATTTTCAGTCGGCAAATGCATACGGCTGCTTTTGCCATAGGCGATGAGCGCATTCATCAGCAGCTCGCCGGGTTTCTCCGGGCGCTTTGGCATGGCGAACGGCCGAGCGAGCGGCAATGCCGGCAACGCGCGGGCCGCCGGCGCGCTCGTCAACGGTAGTGTCTCGACGGCAGTGCCGCCGAGCGCGGTTTCCGCCCGGCGAAGCGTCTCGAGGCGGCGAAGCTCGCCGTCTATTGCGGCATTGAGCTCATCCGAGCGAGCCATCGCCGGCTCGTCGAGATTGTCGCCGGCTTGCCCGAGATGCTGGCTCAACTGATCCCGCAACTGATTTACGACAGTTTGCGAGGCCTCGATCCTTTCAGAGATGTTCATTGCGTGTTGCTTTCGCGTGAGATTGGATTCGGCAATCCCGCCGCTGTGCGCGCGTGCTGTTTTGCTCTCCGCGGCAATCCCGCCGCCGAATATGAGCTGCTGGCCTGCGCGCGATATGCCGACCGCCTTCGCTATTGCGAGCGCGTTCGGGTTTGCTGGGACCGACACCAGACTGCACTCGACGAGCTCGGCTTGCGTGAAGCGCAGCCCGCCGACCTTGGAGCCCTCGATCGGTTCATACTCTTTCGGATGGAAACCGACGCTGACGGCGCGCAACACGCCGGCGGCAACCGCGGCGCGCAGTTCGGTGAGCCGCTCGGAGACCGCCGGCAGCAGCTCGAGGCGCCCGGTCAGCCGGCCGCCCTTTACCGCCACGTCGCGCCATTGGCCGATCGGGAACGAGGGGTTGTGCTGAAACAGCGCCACCGGGTTGCGTTGGAAATTGTCGAGCTCCCAACCGTCCTGCTCGATGACGTCTCCCATCCGGTCGACGCTCTCGTCGGACATGACGAACTCGAACGGGTCTTCTCCCGGGCTCGGCGCCGCGGTTTCGCGACGCTTGATGACCGTCGCGGCAATTGCGTCTAGGGGCATTCAGACATCCCTCATGCGCGGTGCGCCTACGCAGAATCCGGAATTTCAATGGTCACGGCGAATTCGCGCCGCTCTTCCTGCTCGACCGGGAAATGACGCGCCCCGGAGCGGACCTTGAGGTATGCGATAGCCTTCAGATATTCGCCGAGCTGAGCGACGACGACGGCCGCGCCAGGCTCGACGACAAGCGTTACTTCTTCGCCGTCTGGCTTGAACAAATCGTTGTAGAGCTCGCCATCGCTCGAGATTTGAAACGTGAGGTTCGCCGACGTCCAAAATTCGGACATCGTCAACCGCACGATATTGCCGCCGGTGCAATCCAAGCCATTCGACAACGACTCGCCGGCCTGGATCGTCGGGCCAATCAGAACGCTAAGCGCCATCAATGCTCTCCTATCCGATAAGCGCGCGCGGGTTGAATGCCGGGCGCACATTCACAAGGGCCGCATGCATCGCCATCGCCAGCGCGACGACGCCGTCGATGCGCCCCGACGATTTGGCCTTTTCGAATTTTCGGTTGCCGGCAGGATCCGTCACGACGATCGCGTTCGCCGCGGCCGACGTCAGGACCGGATGCATCCCGTGCCGCATCGCGCCCTGCAGCGCGGCGGTCTCGAGCGCGTCGAGCGCCGGCGCCATGTCCCGGTATCCTTGGCCGGCTTCCTCGAGGGGCAGATCAACGCCGAGCGCGGCAAGCGCGGCGCGCAATTCCTCGATGCGCCACCGGTCATATTTGATGACGCGCAGATCGCATTTGCTCGACAGCTCGGCGAGGCGGGCGGCGACGAAGCCGTAATCGATCGTCACGCCGGGCACCGGCGTCAAATATCCTTCCCGGGCCCACAGATCGTAGGGCGCCCGGTCGCGCGTCGCTCGCTCCCGCAATGTCGCCGCGGGTGTCCAGAAATGCGGCCACACATTCCACGTCCCGGCCGGGCCTTCGGCGACCAGCACCAGCGCAGACAGATCCTGGCGGCCGGAAAGATCCAGTCCGCCGAACACCGGGCCTTCGGCGAAAGCATCGAGATCGGGCTCGCCGCCATTGGCTTCCCAGGTCGACAGGCTGAACAACTGATCGAGCGCCGACACCCGCTGGTTCAGGTGCAGATTGCGAAACGCGCTCTCGAAGCTCGGCATGCGCGACGCCTTATCCGCGAGCTTGCGTAATTCGTCGCTGTTCAGAAAATCGCCGAGTGCCGGATTGGCTTTCGCCCATGCCGCCGGGTCGAGGATGTCGTCTTCGACCGGCGCTTCGAACAAGATCGCCTTCTGCTCTGGATCGGCTCCCGTCCGCGCGTCGTCGAGCAGCATCGACAGCAGATCCGCACCGTTCGGCGCCTGCGTCGAGATGATGATCGACAGCGGCTCGTTCTGGGCGCCCATGCCGGTTTCAAGCGCGTCGTAGAGCGCGGAACGCGGCCCGCGGATCTGGCCGAGCTCGTCATGGATCACCAGCATCGGCGAGAAGCCGTAAGTCGTCGTCGCCTCGGCCGCGAGCGCCTTGTACCGTACGCCGGTCAGCGGGCTGAAAATCTCCTTTGCGGACTCCCGCACGACGCAGAGGTTCGGGTCGGAGAGCTCAGCGGACATACGCACCATTTTCGAGGCCAAGCCGAATAGGATTGATGCCTGGTCACGCGACTGTGCGCTTGAATAGAGCTGTGCATTGCGCCGCGCCTCGGGCCCTATCGTGTGCGCCAGGGTCAGCATCGCGATCAGCGCCGTCTTGCCGTTCTTGCGCCCCATGCTGACGATCGCCTGGCGGGTCGGCGTGTCGTAAATCTCCCGGATGATCCGCTTTTGCCACTCGCGCAGCCGGATTGGCTTGCCGACATGCGCGCCCTCGGGCGTCACCAAATACCGCTCGCAAAAGCGGATGATCTCGTCCGACCGCGTCATTCGGTCTCCGGCTTAAAAGATCAAGTTTTTGGCTGGAATTAACAATCTTCCGCCATTGCGGCCGGCGGGGACGCCGCTATATGAGCGGACGCAAGGCGAGTTGATGGCTCGACCTTGCGTCCTTGACACCCCGAATGAGAGAGCCATTCAGCATGTCTGCTCAGCAATCTAGTCGTTTTTCGCAGTCCTTGCCACACGTCGCAGGAGCGATGTTCTTTGCGGTCGCGCTCGCGAGTGCTGCGCCGGCAATGGCCGAAGATATCAACATCAACGACAACAGTAACGTGACGGTGCGCGCAGCGCCGCCTGATTTGTGCATCGGTAAGGGGCCAGCACACGAGGCCTGCGAAGAATATTTCGCTGAATACGGTCTGCAACAGATGCGCGATGCCCTGCCCAACGTTAACAGTGGCCCGCTGAAGATGGCGCGTGGCCCGGCGCCAGAAGCGCCCCGGTGTAAGCCTGGCCAGTGGTTAACGATTGACGGCTGCCAAGCTCCCGCTCCACTACCGGCGATAAAGCACGAGCAAGCCGTTCCTGTCATTTCCCACGCGATCTCGCTGTGTCCGAATGGCCGGATGACGCGGGACGGGTGCTGGTGATAAAAAAGTTCGCCGTGTCGCCGTCCGGTCGGCACGCTCACGCTCGCTGTTCGCGGGTGATGATGGTTTGCTCACGCGTCAGATCGCGCGGCGCGGCGTCGAGATCGCCCTCTGCGATCGGCTCGTCGGCGCGGTCGCGCCCGTGCTCAGTGACGTTGAACGTGCCCTGCAGGCGGTGCAGACTGGTCGGCTTCGGCGGTTGTCCGGTCAGCATGGTTCAAACCGGGAGCGAGGACCCAGCATGAAAGACGCTGAAACCACACGCGTTTTTGAGATCAGAAATGTGCTGACCGAACACTGCGGATCGACGCTGACGCCCGAAAAGATCGACACGATTGTTCGCCAAATCGCGCAGGCCATGAAAGACGGCCCCTGTGCTTGGGCGTTTCGCACCGAATGAACCATCAAGCGCGCTGTTCGGGCCGAGGAGAACAAACCGCTACTTTCCCGGTTCGTTCGCAGTGAACAGGGAGGCGCGCTGTTCGGGCGGGTGATGATGGTGGGTGCAGTGTCCAGGCACATAGTGCCAGCGATCGGCGTAGTGCCCGCGCACCCAATGCCCGGTGCCGCAGCGGCCGGACGAAGGCGCATAGGCCCAGGCGGGCGACGTCACGATCAGGATCAGCAGCGCAGTCGCGAAAGCCTTGGTCATCACGCCGCCCGATCCGTCACGACCCCGTAAACCGCCTGACCGCCGAGCAGCCGGTCCTTATGGCCGGCCGCCGTCACTCCTTTCTCATCGAGCAACAGCGATTGCCGCTCGATCACCGCTTGGACTGTCAGCCGCAACTGCCGCGCCGTCGTTACGCTGGACGATACGAATTTTGTCAGCAACACACCCAGCTCTCGGTACTCCTGCGACCCCACCTCCACCGCATCTAACTTCCGCTCGACCTCGCCCGCTCGGGCCATCATCTTAGCGTGTCGTTCCAGCAAACCTAACGAACCGGCATCGAACCAGCCCGGCGGCTTCGATGCGACGATGTCGCGCCAGATCCGCCGTGCCGGCGCCGACATTCCGCGCGGCGGCGCCGGCGGAACCGGACCCGCCCGATACATCGACATCGACCGCTCCTCGGCGCTTATGCGCGGCATTGAATCTTAACACTTTTGGGCATTGAAACCTCGTAAGCCTTTGCGCAGCAAAGC